CGAACGGCTTGAGACATAGCAAAATTTCGTATGTCTATACTTCTATCTTCTAACAGACCAGTATCTGGGTTACGAATAAAGTGTCTTATCTCCCGATTTGCAGGACCGTTTGCTTTTACCACCGCACCGTCAAACACAGCGTTTCTTGTGTATGGCACTTGTAAGTCTTTACAGCGTGATTTAGCCGTAGCCTCATCCACTTGCCATACAGAGAAGGCGCATCTTACACCGTCCACAATCGCAGACGTACCTCTAATTTTATTACGAGCTTTCTCTGGCGAGTCGATGAAGTCATTGTCGCTTACCTTCGCCATATGGTGGTTTACGATCACCGTTGCCCCTGTTTCCGTTGCAATCTGGGCTAACAAACCCATGAATGCTGCACCTGCGGCAGGATCAGCGTTTACATCTGCGTGAACAAATGATGCCATTGGATCAATAACAACTAACGCAAGGTCTTCAATCTCCAACATTTCTTCGTATATCTTTTCAAATTCTGGTGATGTTGCGTATGTATTGTCTACTTTCATCATAATTGGAAACACACCACCTTCGTTCGGCAGCGGCACAATGATACAATCATGGTCATAACCCGAACGTTTGTTCAGGGGATCTAGCCTGCTGATCCGTCTGTGGATCTCATCTTTGTCATCTTCTGCTGATAAAATGATTGATGTGCCATGATTAGCAACCAAACCACCGAAAGAGCTTTGCATACCATCGCCCGATGCTACCTTCATTGCTAGATCAAGCGTCATCATACCTTTACCACTATCCCCTGCGGCTGCGAAAACCACTGGCACCCCAAGCGGTATTGTATCTCCAATCAAGAACTTCTGCTCTGGAGCCGATCCAACAAACTGCTGAGTAATAAGCAAGTTTTGGTTCTTAAGAGATAATACCTTTTTAACCTTATGCGTAGGCGCATTCAGAAAGTTTGAAATATCAAACCCCTCTTCAATCGCATCTGCGGCATCCCACTTCTTAGGCTTTCCCTTTGGTGGCACGAGCATGGTAATTGATTTTGCACCTGCATTCTGAGCCAGTTCTTGAACTATCCTAGCTAGTTTTTTACCTGCATCGTCATTATCAGGCCATATGATTAGCTCTCTGCCTTGTAGTGGAGAGAAATCAAACTTGTCTTTTGTATTACGAGATAACATCCCTGCACCACCGATAGTACAAGTAGCTGTATATCCTTGTTTTGTTAGCTCATCTGCGCACTTTTCACCCTCTACCCATATTACGCGATCTGATTGCGCAATGTCAGGGAGGTTATAAAGCGGTCTGGTTTCAGGTAAACGCGGAAACTGGCGGAACTCTTTCTTCGTATTCCCGTCCGTATCCCGAACAATTTCACCCGTTGGATCTCTTTCGATATATCTTCGTACCGTTACGAGAACCTCCCCATCAGTTGATAGGTAGAAATACTCACCATCGTGCGGTGTATTGATATCAATGACCCGCTTTTGCTTAACTTGTTCGGGTTGTTCTTCCTGGGGCTGCTGTAACTTGTTCGGGTTAATCGGGTTAATTGGCGCTTCTGCCTGGGGACGATCTAAGAATGTAGAGAAATGTTCGGCTACATCAGTGATTTTCCACCTGTAAGCCTCCATTAGAATCTTGGATATGCCCCCAATCCCGTCACCACTATTGAAATCCATGCCGCGCATGAAGTTTGGACTTGATGGATCAATGTTTATTTTAAGAGATTGCCCTGCCTCACCTGACAATGAGCCAAGATAGAACTCATTCCGAACAACTCTTCCGTTTGGGTAGGCATTCTTTAGTGCTTCGATCTGTACATATGAAGGAACTTTCTCCGTAATCTCAGCGACTAAATCTTTTTGATTGCTACCATATATTGTATTGCCAACTACTCTTAATGACATTATATTGTCCTCATACTCATATTTACCACTTCAGGGGTTAGCATTTACACGGTGCTGACCCCTAATTATATTCGTCTTTCCAACAAGTCTCCCTAAACTCACAAAACTTGCAAAGATAAAAATCTTTGCTCTGAGCTATGCGAGGTAGAATGTCACCTGCTTTTGATGCAGTCAAGATATTTACCGCTTTATCACTTGCTGCCTGTGCCAACTCCTTATCAAAAGGAACTAATTCGTAGTATATTTCAGACGTATTTTTATTCACGACTGTAAACAATGCAGGGCATTCTGTTAGATCCATGTAAGCCTGATACAGAGCGATCTGCGTTGCATATGTGGGGTTGGCTTTTGCCACGCCCATGCGTTGAAAAGCTTTCCATTTACTATCTTTTGCTGACTTGTTTTCCCACAAAGATGGATAGCCCATATCAACAGGACCATCACAGATAACCCCATCTATATGTCCTTTGATTTCGTCATCAGCAATTGAAAACCCAAACTGTTCTCCCATCTTGTCTTCTGTCCTAAGATCAAAGCCTGCGTCTTTAATCCACTTGGCTGCGTAATCTTCAATCCCATGACCGAACTCAAAGATGCGTAATGTTTGTGCGCTGAACCCAGAGTTCTCATCTTGAGGGTAATTTAGATAACGATACTGAATTTTACGGCTGCACTCATCGCCAATACTTGACGCTCCCAGGTACTTCCGCCGCTTTTTCTTCTCATTAAGCCGAACAATTCCTCGGTCTACAGCTTTTGCTATAGACTCTATTACAGGATCAGAACGGGATACTTGTAGGGGGCCAAGTGCCCGTTGACTTAAAGTAATTTTCTTCGAGCTTCCCAATTTCAATCTCCGATGATATATCTTTTGCTGCCTGTAATCCGAATATAAGTGTGTAGACTTGATCTTCTGTTAGGTCACAAAACTTGGTGTCCCATCCGAATTTTTCTAATATAAACGCCAATTCTTCTACTGGCTTTCTTTCTTCTATCAATGCATTGCTCCTTGTGGTTCTGTTAATAAATCAATTATTTCATCCATTTCATCTCTTGGAAGTTCGCTATTCGTGTATTGCAGCATAAGAACTGTAAGATTGTTTATGATAACATCTGCTGACCCGAACAAAACTTCGCCTTCCTCTGATTCGCCTATTTCTTCTTTAATAACTTCGTTTGCTGTATCTGTGATTTCCTCTAAATCTTTGAGGTTTTTACAAAAGCACACATATTCAGTTTCTTCTGTATATAATTCGTTATCATCATTACGCTTGGCTAATGATAAAACGAGTTCAAACCTAGCCATCCTCTTGCCTCTCTTTATCGTTATGTCTTAACCATAACGCCAAATCAGACAAAATGTATTTAAAATCAGATGTTGGAAGAACTGCAATAAGTTTGCCATTGTCCCAAACCCTTAAACCATCATCATAAACTGCCCAACGTATCATAGATATTTCTCCACTGCCTGTTCAATTACTGTTTTATTCCACATAAAATTAAGCATGCATGCGGCTCTGTATTTAGTCCATGAGAAGTCCATTAAGCCAACTTCAATACCTTGCTTGCGTAAATGCTCACGTTGTTTCTCTGTGGCTCTCTGATCTAGCCATCTCTTTGTTTTCTTAGCGGCACCGCCATCTTCTATTTCGCGCAAGAAATCATCTGCGGCTGCTGTAGCCTGTGCGCTACCGCCTACGGCAAGGACTTTAAGCTGCACTCTCCCACTTTTTGTCTTACCAAAAGAGATAGACAACCCTGATGTGTTAGCCACACCGACAAATCCTTCAAAACCCATCGCCATACGCAAGCTGCCATCACCAAACAAATCAATCCAACGAAACGGTGACATTTGCATCAAATCGTATTCTGTCATTGTAAATGCGGATAGCTCTTCTTTCTCCTCTTTTTCGGACTCAAAGAGGTGTCCACATATTGGACACTCCTGAGAACCCATAGGAATAAAAGACTCACACTCTGGACATTCTTTGAGAGGTGCTTCACCTTTTTCACGATCATCTAAATCAACCGCATCTTCCAAAGACCCATGCGTGAGAACGCTCGTGCCAAAGTCAAGAACCAAACAATCTGTTTTGACAATGCCAGGGAACTCTTCTGGATCAATCGTGCGTAAACCACGACCAATCATTTGAACCATCGTACCCTTTTGTGAACATGGCCTCATAAGAACGATACAAGACACGGCAGGAGCGTCAAACCCCTCAGTTAATACTGACACGTTCACAACCACTTCAAGATCACCATAGGCAAGCTCATGTAGTGTTTCGGCTCTTTCATCCTTTGGTGTCTCGCCAGTTACAAGCTTGGCATCGACCTCATGCTCTATAAACGATTCTAATAAATCTTCTGCATGTTTAACTGTGCTACAAAAAACAACTGTCTTTCGTCCATCTGCACGATCTATCCACTCTGTAACAACTTTCTCATTAATGACTTTGTGGTTCATAATGGCTTCGACTTGCTCCATGTCAAAGTCGTTACCCCTACGAGATACGTTGTTAAGCTGTTCGCCTACACCACAATCAATGACGTATGATTTAGGTGAAACCAAAAATCCTTCACGAATTAATGTTGTGATTTCGATCTGATGTGAGCAATTATTGAAAACGCTGCGTAGACCTTTGCCATCGCCACGGTTCGGTGTCGCAGTAAAGCCAACAATCTCTGCATCTGGATTGTCTTCTTTCACTGCGTTAATAACTTTTAAGTATGTATCGGCTGCTGCATGGTGACTTTCATCCACAACAACCATATCAAATTTTGGACGATCTCTTAGGTTTCTCTCGCGTGAGATTGTCTGCACCATTGAGAAGATTGTATTACCATCCCAATTCTTAATCGTGCCGTTCACAATGCTTGTTGTAATATATGGGTTGATGCGTTCAAACTTGGACTTGTTTTGATCTACAAGTTCATCGCGGTGTTGCATCACCAAGATCTTTTTACCGTCTTTGTAGCGTTCACCTACGAGCGCGGAGAGCATAATTGTCTTACCTGCTCCAGTAGGTGCTACCACAATCGTATTACCGTGTTTATCTAATGCCTTACACGCATCACTAACAGCGGCCTCTTGATAGGGGCGCAGTAACATATTGGGGACTCCATTTGTCTAGAAAAGAGGGGGAGTATTTGGCCCACCGCTCCCCTTCGGTGGTCTAGCAGGTGAAGTAAACCTGTGCCGCTAGATTAGCGATTAGCCCAACTTGGTACTGCACCACTTGCTACGGGCTGTGCCTGTTGCTGTGGTTGCGCCATCTGCTGACTTGAAGCAGGTGTCTGAGACATTGGCGCTTGACCAGAAGGGATAAAATCCTTTTGGTTAGGTGTCATGGCTGCGGTTAACTTATTCTTATCCGCATATCCATTTGTGCCTTTATCAATTCCAACTTTAGCGCAAATCTCCATACCATTCAAGTCATTTACTCCTGAGATCTGTCTACGAGCCTGTGCTTCGGCTGAAGTATCGGTTGGAACGATATTAAATGCACTTTCTATAATCATTCTAAGAGTAGACAAACCAATCTCTTTAGTTACTGGAATGCCATTTGGACTCATCTTATCACCATCGACAAAGATTTTGTCCCAGAATTTACGTTTGTCATGCTCACCGCCAATGACGGTAAACTCCAACTCCATCCATTTTGCCTTAGATGTTTGAGATGCCTTAAACCACTGACCTGTTCCAAACTCTGGAATTTCCATGTCACCAAGTTTAACATTTACAATTGCACGACATACTGTACCCGCAGGAATTAATGTTCGCTCCATTTGTGGAGCATCTGATACGTTTGCATTATTTAGATTAAGCATTTTCTAATTCTCCTT